GTTAAGTTATCCCAATCATTGTCAATGGTTTCAGTTTCATCAATATTAAGTTTTTCTAAAACTTCTTCAGCATTGATACAAGGGTTAAAAGCTTTTTTGTATCGTCTTTTATATTTATTCATAATACCTCACAATCTATTTAAACATTTTCAACCAAGCTGGTTTTCTACCTTTTTTGGCTCTTGCTTGTTTTAAAACTTCATCAACTTTATGTTGATTAAAATTGGCAATTCTTTGTTCACTACAATCAACTTTATGAGTAGGATACCTAGTAGCAATCTTGCTACTTTCACTTACGTCTATCCACTCTTCAGATGCACTATGAAAAACAGGTGTTTTACCCATAGGTGTCATTTTCTGAGTGAATACATTATTACTATTTCTGTACATAATACCTCACTTTTTTACAGATATTTATAATATAGCAGATTAAAAAACTAAGTCAATAGAAAGTTATCCACAGGGTGTGGATAAGTCCTAGACCTAATGCGTTTGGCAATAGGAACAACTAGGTCTTTCAACCTTGCTACAAAATCCATTCTACACTATATTGTGGCACAAATAAGGCAAGTCTTATACCATGTTTGCATACCTGATATGCAAAAAACGCATACGCAAAACCCCTTGCTGATACTCACAAGCACTTGACAACTTGTCGCATGGCAGATTGTCGCACTCTATCTGGGGTGGGTGGTCGGTTAGGCGAGGTGGGGGGAGGCAAAAATCTACGCACATACACATACACATATGCACCTCAAAAAATTTTTTCAAATTTTGACGTTTTTTTTTTAGTTAGGGGAGAGGAACGCTTTTTGTGTGAAGTATGTGTGTGATATGTAGCGTTTGAATCCTCTCCCACTATACAGGAGACGTATGATCTTTCGACCATACAAGCATATTATAGCCTACCTAGTCTTGTATTTCAATACCATTTGCGTTATAATATTTATATGGCTAAAGGCGATACACTAACTCCACAACAAGAGCAGTTCTGTCAAGAGTTTATCAAAGACTTGGCGGCTGTTCCTGCAGCAATTCGCGCTGGATATGGCGAACAACATGCAAAGAAAAACGCATGGACTATGATTCGCAATCCACTAGTGGCAAAAAGAATATCAGAACTTAAAGCCGAACAGACAAAGCGTACTAAAATTGAAGCGGATGATATATTGCGCCGCCTAGTACGTATCGCTGAGAAGACTGAGCAGGAAGGCGATTACAACGCGGCTATCCGCTCCCTTGAATTATTAGGTAAACATCAAGCTATGTGGACTGATAAGAATGTAACTGAGATGAATGTGCAAAACGCATTCTCTACTGGCAACTCCGAGGAAGATATCGAACGCGATGTTGAACGTCTAAAGAAAATTGCTGCACCAAAACTAAAAATTGTAGGAGGTAAATAATGGTAACTGTAGACAATAGCCTAGAAACAAGAAAAAAGTTTCGACATGGAGATAGAGATACTAACAAGAAAGAAAGTAAAATTAAAAAAGAAATAGAATCTAAAAATAAAACTACACCAGAACAAGACGCTGGTATGAAAGACACAAAGAAAAAAGCACAAGAATTAAATAAAGCTGCTAACAAAAACTTTCAACCAAAAAAAGAACCAGCAACTGCCATGGATAAATATGGCGATCAACTAAAAGCTTTATTATCTAATAAAGAGAAACTTGTTGGCACTGCAGTTGAAGGCGATAGTAGAAATAAATATCAAATTCAAATAAATGAATTAAAGAAAAGAATGAAAGCCGATGGTATAAAGTTTAATTCTTTACTAAAAGATGTAAAGAAACAAGAACGTGAAGGCAAATTTGACAGAGGGGCAGAAGGTAAAACTAAAAATAAACTTCGTCAAAAAATGCAGTCAGAAGCAATCGGTGGAAGTAGAGGTAGATAATGTCAAACTTTACAACCAATGATAAGATAGATAATCCTATTAATAAAATCAAAAGCATGGCTTTAGGCAAAGCTGACAAAGCTGCATCTAAAATACCAGGTTATACTAAAGTAAAAAACATAACTAACAAAATAAAAAATGCTGGTTTTTCTGTAGATGTAGGTAAAGATAAAGTAGGAATTAAATTCGAGAAAAAGTTTTAATGGCAACAATAAACGTAACAGGAGACGTCAACATGGTATTGCATCCAAACTTAGATATATACGATCCAGAAAATCCACCACAAGACGCCTTTACGCAACTTGTGATATGGGGAGATGAAGTATATGTCATTAACGACTGAAGATAGAAACGCTGCTACAAGAGTAGCAATACAACAGGCAAGAGATGATCTATTAGCATTTGTTATGCTAATGAATCCATCCTTTAGTGTTGGGCCGCATCACAGATTACTTTGTGATCAACTGATGAAGATCGCAAGTGGTGAGTCAGATAGACTCATGGTGTTTGTTGCCCCCCGTTCTAGTAAATCTTTAATTACATCTACATACTTTCCTGCATGGGCACTTGGTAAGAATCCATACTGGCAAGAGATAGCTGTATCACACAGTGATGATCTAGCAACAAGGTTCGGCCGCGCCATACGTGATATTATAAATACCCCACAATACAAATCTATCTTTCCGCAAATAAATATTCGTAAAGACAATCGTTCTGCAAACAGCTGGAGTCTACAACATAAAGGAAAAGATGCAGGATCTTTTTTAGCAGCTGGTTCAGGATCTGGTATTGCAGGTTTTGGTGCACACTTAGCCATCATAGATGACCCAATATCAGAGCAAGATGCGTTTTCTAAAGCTAGAAGAGAAGCTTTGAACGAATGGTATGCGTCTGGTTTACGTACAAGGCTTATGCCTGGTGGTAAAGTTGTCATAGTTATGACACGATGGCATGAAAGAGACTTAGCTGGACACTTATTATCGCTAGAAGATAGCTCTCCTATGTCAGATACATGGGAAGTTGTGCGTATTCCTGCACTAAATACTACAGAATCACTAGAAAAACTAGAAGATGCTAGGGAAAAACTGGTAGAACAGGGCTATTTATCAGAAAATTACACAGAATTACAGTTAGGTGAGTCATTTTGGCCAGAATCTGACGCAAAAAACGGCTTTCACTGGTCAACAGAGGAGATAATCCGTACAAAAAACAACACACCACCCTTTAAATTTGATGCATTGTACAGTCAAGCACCATCTGCAGAAGAAGGTAACATAATTAAACTAGATTGGTGGCAAAACTGGGAGAGTCCAGACCCACCTGAGTGTGAATATGTAATACAATCTTGGGATACAGCATTCTCTACACGTAATACTGCAGATTATTCTGCTGTTACTACATGGGGTGTGTTTACAAAAGGATTAGACATGCCTAATCTAATATTATTAGGTGCAGAAAAAGGCAGATGGGATTATCCGACACTTAGAGAGAAAGCAGTTAAGAAATATAAACAACACGATCCAGATTCTATACTAATAGAAAAGAAAGCCTCTGGTCAATCTTTAATACAAGACTTACGTTTAACAGGTTTACCTATATTCGAGTATCAACCTGACAAAGATAAAGTAGCCAGAGCATATTCAATCACTTCATTGTTTCATAATCGCCGCATATTTGCCCCCTTTCGAAAAGATTGGGCTATGGAAGTTATAGATGAGACTAGAGCTTTCCCCGCAGGGATGCATGATGATTATGTAGATACAGTTACGCAAGCATTGATATGGATGCGTAATGGTGGGTATGTTGTAAATGGAGCAGATACTTGGCTTGACAAAAGGGAACAAGAGATTTATAATAGGGAAGGTAGATCATACTACTAAAGGGGATACATGGCTATTGAAAAAAGAATACAATTAGAAGACGACGCACAAGTATCGGCTACTATGCCGACTGATGACGTATCTGTAACACCAGATGGTGGTGCAGAAATAACTTTAACCGATCAACAAGAAATAGACGAAGCTACAGCAATGGGCATGATGGATGACGAAATGCCAATGCCTTTTGGGCCGCATGATGCAAACTTAGCTGAGATGATGACTGATGAGGATATCGATAGTGTATCCAAAGAGTTAATGGATGGTTTCGAAAAAGATAAAGAATCAAGATCAGAGTATGATGAAATTGCAGAAGATGGTGTAAATCTTTTAGGTTTACAATATGAAGAGGGGGCAGGTGCTTTCCCTGGAGCTTCTGGAGTTACACACCCTGTTCTTGCACAAGCTGTTGTAAAGTTTCAAGCAAAAGCATATAAAGAATTATTTCCAACTGAAGGCCCAGTTAGAACTAGAATTATGGGCGTCAATACACAACCTAAGATGGAACAAGCAAATCGTGTAAGACAATTTTTAAATTGGCAGACACAAATGCAAATGCCAGAGTATGGTCCTGAGTTAGATAAAATGTTATTTCATGTTGCCCTATATGGAACAGCATTTAAGAAAACATATTGGAATCCTACATTACAAAGACCAGTTACAGAATTTATTAAAGCTCAAGATTTTTTTATTGATTACTATGCATCTGATTTAGAAACTGCAGAAAGATATACACATAAATATTTATTATCAAAAAATGAAATTAAGAAGATGCAACTTGCAGGAATATTTAAAGATGAAGAAGTTGATCCTGATTATAATATAGAACAAACAGCAGCACAAGAAGTTGAAGACGAAGTCGTTGGTGTATCTAAACCAGGAAACAATGACGACTATATAGAAATTTTAGAAGTACATACTAATATAGATTTACCAGGATATGAAGATCCAAATGGTATCAAACTACCTTACATCGTACACATGACACAAGACGGAGTAGTTCTTTCTATTAGAAGAAACTACGATCCAGATGATATGTTACGTAAAAAGAAAATGTATTTTACACATTACAACATGATTCCAGGATTAGGATTTTATGGTTATGGTTATATACACTTAATAGGTGGTTTAACTAAAACAGCTACTTCCTCTATGCGTCAGTTAATTGATGCGGGAACCTTTGCGAACTTGCCAGGTGGTTTCAAGGCACACGGTTTACGTGTCCTTGCACCTGACGAGCCTATTGCACCAGGTGAGTTTAGAGAAGTAAATGCACCTGCAGGTGACTTAGGAAAGTCTTTACAGATTCTTCCATTCAAAGAACCATCATCAACTTTATTTAATTTAATGGATTATGCGTCTAAACTCGCAGCTCAATTCGCAGATTCTACTGATAATATAGTAGATAATGCGACAAACTATGGGCCAGTCGGAACGACTATGGCTCTGCTTGAACAGTCTTCAAAGCTGTTCAACGCTGTGCATAAACGTCTACATGCCGCACAAACCAAAGATCTGAGAATATTAACAAGGCTAGACTTTGAATATCTCCCAGACTTGTATCCCTATGAAGTGGCGGGCGGAGCACAGCAAGTATTCAGGAAAGATTTCAACCTAAAAAGTATAGACGTCATTCCTGTATCCGATCCTAACATGCCAACAGAAGCACACAGGATTGCGAAAATAAATGCCATCATGTCTATCGCTCAACAGAACCCAGCTGCTTACAATATGGAAGCAATAGGTATGGAACTGTTTGCAGCGATGGGCGTGGAGGAACCACAAAGATATTTAAAACAATCACAACAACCATTTACTGCTGATCCTATATCAGAGAATATGGCGTCATTAAAGGGGGCACCTTTAAGACCAAGACCAGATCAAAATCATGATGCGCACATTGTCACACATGGTATGTTCTTGCAGAACCCTGCGTACAAAACTAATCCACAAGTACAACAGTTATTAGCTTCACATATTCAAGATCACTTAGCACTTAAGTATCAGCAAGAAATGGCACAGATGATTCAGAATCCACAAGCACAACAAATGATTATGTCTGGACAACAGATGCCACCTGAAATGGAAAATCAAATTGCATTAATGGCTGCACAAGCTTCTGATAAAGTAAATCAGTTTGATGAAGAAAAACAAAAAATTATGGCTGGTGAAAATAAAACTACAGCTGAAGAACAATTAGATATACAAAGAAAAGATTTAGCTTTACGTGCACAAAAATTAATGAACGATATGAAAGTACATGAAGATAAGATGGACTTACAAGAAAGTAAAATGATGATTGATGATGAAAACAAAGATCAAGATCGTAAATTAAAAGAAGCACAGATGGGTATGGATGCTGCAGCTGACATGACATCTAACGTGGAAGGCATTATAAATGCTACAGTAAGGAGAGGTTAATGAAACAATCAGTTAAAACTAAAATTAAAAAAGTTTCTAAGATGCTAAACAAAGCATCAAGAGCTCATGCTGGTCAATCTAAAGTATTGAAAGGACTATTGAAAAATGGCAAAGGCAAAAGCAAAAAGTAAATCAAAAGTTAACCAAG